ATCGGTGTACACCGATTACTTCTCTATCCCCCTATCGGTGTATTGGTGTACTATATATAGTAAAGTTACTAGGGGCTCTCAGATATAATATTACCTGAGAGCCCCGCGATCGGTGTATCGGTTTAGAGCACGTGGGTGGTCCTCTAATACGTGGGCACTATGGAGTCTCGCTCGAAGCTTGTTTATTGAACGACTACTTAGAGTTACAGGTAACCGATGAGTGACCGTTCGTACATGGACAAATTTGTCTTTTCCTCAAAAAGACCGTTTTTGCATTCGGTGTTCAACTTTTAATGCCTAAGACCGGGAAACCCTTGGGGTATTTATGTCATTTCATTTGAAATGACTTTAATTTGAAATCGTTTTTCTTTAAAAAACGATATTCGTCCAATTTGTCCATACTAAGCTATACGCACAATGTCGTTCGTTTAATTTTATTTAAACATTTCAATATCTTCATCTACATATAAATCAAAACATGAACGTGAGTTTTCAACCATGAAATGTTTACTCGTAATTATCGCACCCCTTTTAAATTACGCCATGATAATTTTGGTTATAGATGGCAGCCTATGACACCGTCAAGAGGACGTTTACGTCTTCATAAGCCTAGTGCTTCACGTAAATTATCATATGACCGAGTTGAACGGGAAATGCGCACCAATTCTATCGTTGAGGTTCAACATGGAAGCCATATGTCCCTTGAGAAGAATACGGATGTATTTTCATTTGTGCAATACCCTGTTCGTGGAATAAACGGTGACGGACGTTGTAGGGATTACATCAAGTTACTTAAACTTGATGTCTCTGGTGTGATAAACATCAAGTCTTCGAATGGAGACCAAAGCATGGAACCAGGTGACAAGTTAAGTGGGCTATTTATTCTGACTGTCTTGCTTGATAAGAAACCCTATCTTCCAGAAGGTGTGAACAAGTTACCCTCCTTTGCGGAGTTATTTGGACCTTATTCTGCTGCATATGCGAATATACACCTCTTAGATTCCCAGAAGCCCCGCTTCAAGGTCCTTGGGACAATAAAGAAGTTCGTGAACTGCACATCAGGGACAATATATGGTCCTTTGAAATTAAATATGCCGTTGTCCCGGCGAAAGTGTCCTTTGTGGACTACGTTCAAGGACCCTGATCAGGGTAACTGTGGTGGAAATTATAAGAATTTTCCTGCTATTGTATTGAGCTATGCATTTATATCCATGCATAGCCTAGTTGTGGAACCATATTTTCAATTTGAATTGAAATACGTTGGATAAAATAAATAAAGATTTATTTATTTTCACTATGTTACAACACTTTGTTCACATTAGAACGTTGACTTATGAGACATTTGCTAATAGTCGTCTCTATAATGTCCTCTATTTCTCTCTTGCTCATTGCGTTAGACTGGGTCTGAGATATTGAATCTCCAGGATCCAATGATGCCTCTGGCAATTTGTGCAAATGTCTAAGTGGGTAATCTGCGTCTGAAGCGCTCGTGTTGTCTAGAATACTGGGCCTCTCGTTATTTGTGTAACGCATGGAGCTACTCCGTCCAATAGATGACCTTGTAGCCCAAGTCTCACCTGGCTGTAGCATAATGGGCCTATGGCCAGTATTTGGATATGGACCCTGATTGGGTCCTGGATTAAGCAAACGCCTAATGGGCTTGGGCTTCTCAACAGACCAAAAGTCCACACAGTCTGCAGTGTAGTCTTTAGACAATATGTTTATTGTCGGGGGTTTAAACCTTATGTCTGTTGAGTGCTTTGCGGAAGACAATTTCAGTTTGGCCCTTATCTGGGCAAATGTTGTTCCGTCGATCACGTTTGAGTCTTCGACCTTGTACACTATCTCCCATGGTGTTTCATCCTTTAGAGAGAAGAAGGATGATGAGAAATAATGGAGATCGACGTTACATGCAATTGGGAAGGTGAAAGCAGCTTGTGCTGCTTGTTCATAGCTTAGCCTTGTGTCACGAATTGTGACGATGACCGTTCCCTTGGCGTTGAACGGAACTTGGTTTCTGTACTCGATCACAGCATGGTCGACCTTCATGCATCTACCCATTATCTGGACAGTCTTCTGTTCCAGATAAGAAGGAAATTGTAATTTGATGGGCATCTCGTTGTTGGATAGTCTGTATTCGCAACTCTTTGTCTCCACATATTTGTTATTAATCAACTGCCCCCTGAAAATGACCACACACCCGGAAATTATTCTAATAATTTCAATTAGCGCGCAGCGGCAATGAGAAGAGTTTACAATTATAATCATAATTTAAACCAAACAAATATAAAAAACAGCTATTACCTGATTTTTGTAATACTCCCAGAAAATAAGAGCACTGGATGTGCACAGAGGAAGTAACAAATATTTTATTAAATATTTGTTGTTGTGATAATTGTGATTGATTCTATCAATCGATTTAAATAATTGAGTAACATGCGCAGGATTGGGTCCTGGATATTAAATAGGGGATTATTTAATATCCCTAAATGTACATATCTGGTGCCTCCATCGTTTCGGTGTCTAAGCGCATGTTTCTAGAGCGAGAAACTTGTTTCTAGACGAGAGATGCTTAGCAAAACGCAAAATGCTAGGCAAAAGAGCGTGTCGTTTCGA